GGTAATTCCAGCCAAGGGCCACGACAAAATGCGTCTTGAGCATTGGGTCATGCGTAACCAGGTTGATGCGATGTTGCTCAACCATGAGCTGGAACTCATCAGCGTAGATCGCGCCATCAACAACGGTCTTGGGCTTGCCTAGCCAAATGTTGTCGTAGTCCGGTGGCGAAAGAATATCGGGATCAGCTTGCGGCGGACGTTCAGCTTAAAGGGAAACCGTTTTATAGCGGGAAAACAGGAAAACAGACAGCAACTACTGGCAATCAGGAACTTGATGATTATCTGTTGGCTAATCTTGGTGACGTAAGCGCGGCGCGTTCAAATTTGCTTGCTGATCTGCGCGATGTTCGATTGAGTGGCGGCGATGTTAAGGACTACCAAAAAACGCTTGCTGATCTAAGAAACATTCGCGGCGATGTGGAAACTGGCAACACAGGCCACCTCTACAACGTCGAACTCAAATGGCCTGATGCCGCAAGAGAGGCGGCTGATCCGCTCGGTGAGCATCATTTGTTGGATTGGGATGCGCCAGTTACCGCAGAATCTGACATTGGAAAAAGGCTAAAAGGGCTATTTCCTCAGTATTACCAGCAGATTATGCAGAAAGATATTGGCGGCAACCATCCAACAGGGGACATGGTTTACAACCGCCTTTCTGAATTGATGTCTGAAGGCAAGCGGTCAAATGTTTTTGAGAATGCAGCGAGTTACGGCGCAAAGAATGCTAGTCAAGAATTAAGCGACCTTGGCATCCCAGGCATCCGCTACCTAGACCAAGGATCACGCTCTGCTGGCACTGGTTCACGCAACTACGTCATGTTTGACGATCAGTTCCCCAACATTGTTAGTCGAAATGGAGTGAGTCTGAGTGACTTGTTAAGACGATGAGTAAATTACAGAAATAATAAAGATGGCAAACAATCCTAACGCAACGGCCAATCTGACCAATGCTGGAAAGGGCAGGCCCAAAGGTTCAAGCAACAAAAGCACAACGCAAGCGCGTGAAGCTATTGCGCGTTTTGTTGATGGCAACGCGCACAAACTTGAAGAATGGTTGGATCAAGTCGCGCAAGATAATCCAGCCGAAGCGTTCAAGCTCTATCAATCCGTTGTGGAATATCACATTCCCAAACTGGCCAGAACCGACACAACCGTAACCGGCGCTGACGGCGGTCCAGTTCAACATAGCGTTAGGCTGAAGTTCGGTGATGAATGACTGAAACAGTCGCTCACTTCCCTCCTAAGATGCGCGGTCTTTTTGATCCGCATCGCTACAAAATTTATCACGGTGGCAGAGGCTCAGGTAAATCCTGGGCATTTGCTCGTGCGTTGCTGATACAAGCAGCAGCGGAACCATTACGCATACTTTGTTGCCGTGAAGTGCAGAAAAGCATCAAGCAGTCCGTTCATCAGTTGCTCAAGGACCAGATTCAAGACTTGGGGTTTGGTTATTTGTTTGATGTTACTGAAACGGCGATCCGATGCAGAAATGGATCAGAGTTTTATTTTGCTGGCCTTTCACAGCATACGGCAGAATCCATTAAATCTTACGAAGGCATTGATCGAGTCTGGATTGAGGAAGGGGCCACAGTTTCAAAAAAATCTTTGGATATTTTGATCCCGACGATTCGTAAACAGAACTCTGAAATATGGATCAGTCTTAATCCTGATCTTGATACGGATGAGGTCTACGCTAGATTTATTGCCAACAACGTGCCTGGCTCATTGGTCGTTCAAGCCAATTACAACGATAATCCATATTTTCCTAGCGTTCTGGAAATTGAACGCGCCCACTGCGAGGCCCATAACCGCAAAGACTACGACAACATTTGGCTAGGCAAGCCCAAGACCGTTGTTGATGGCGCGATCTACGCTGATGAGTTCCAGCTCATGGTTGAGCAACATCGCATCAACCTGGTTACGCATGATCCAATGCTCAAGACGCATGTTGTCGTGGACCTTGGCTGGAATGACGCCATGTCAATCATCATGGTTCAACGCGCTGGCTCAGAATGCCGCGTGATTGATTACATCGAGGAATCATTCCAGACGCTTGATTGGTATTCGGGTGAGCTACGCAGACGTAATTACAATTGGGGCAAACTTTGGCTGCCGCATGATGCTGTCCACAAGGATTATAAGACCGGCAAATCAGCGGCAGAGATTATGACTGCGCTTGGTTGGGAGGTTGAGGTTGTCCCCATCGGTGACGTTGAACATGGCATCAGGCTAGGCCGTATGCTGTTTCCACGCATGTGGATGGATAAAGAGAAAACAGCGCGTCTGCAAGAATGCTTAAAGCGTTATCGTCGCTCAATTAACGCAACCACACAACAACCTGGTGGGCCATTGCACGATGAATACTCACACGGCGCTGATGCCTTCAGATATTTGGCAACGTGTATAGATATGTTCCGCAATGATAATATCAACAGGCGCAAGAACCGTGACCGCGCTAGTTCCGATTGGATGGCCGCATAAAGGGCAATACACATGATTACCGATTCCAGCATTATTGATGATTCATACAGTCTTGGCACTGATGACGAAACAGGTACACCTGACGATCAGACCTTGCGCGAGATTCGCCAACGGCTTCAGATTGTGCAGGAAGCCGAAAGCCAGAACCGCATGGATATGCTGGATGATGTTCGGTTTGCTAGATTAGGCGATCAGTGGAGCGAGGCTTCCAAGTACGACAGGAATAGACCAGGCCACGAACGCCCGATGCTAGTTGTTAATCGGTTGCTTCAGTTCCGTGATCGAGTGGTCAACGAGATTCGGCAGAATACGCCAAGTATCCGCATCAGGCCGGTCAACGATGGCGCAGATCAGGAAACCGCAGAAGTGCTAATGGGCATCATGCGTCACATCCAAGATAACTCTAACGCATCCATTGCTTACGATACCGCTGTTGAATGGCAAGTCGATTCTGGCTTGGGTTATATCCGCGTCCGTAACGACTGGGCTAGTCCTACATCATTCGATCAGGAAATCTACATTGATCGGATTGTAGACCCGTTCAAAGTTTACTTTGATCCGCACTCGATTCAGCCTGATGGCTCAGACGCAGAGTGGGCAATCTATGCTGAAGAAATCCCACGCGATGAGTTCAAACGGCTTTATCCCAATGCCGAACTCACCAATTGGGACGATGGCGCAAACGGTGATATGCAGGGCTGGTTCACGCAGGACATTGTGCGAATCGCTGAGTATTACTACATCGAGCATGAAGAAAAAGAAATTTTTGACGAAGCTACTGGCATGTCGCGCATGGCCGACAAGCGCAAGTGCATGTGGTGCAAAGTCACAGGCTCACAGGTTCTAGAGCGCACTGAGCTGCCGACTAAATACATTCCGATTGTTCCGGTTCTTGGGCATGAAGTCTGGATTCAAGGTCGCAGGCATTTGTCAGGTCTGGTGCGTAACGCCAAGGATGCACAGCGCATCTACAACTACTATCTCAGCGCAAATGCTGAAAGCGTAGCACTGTCACCGAAAGCGCCGTTTATTGGCGTTGCTGGTCAGTTTGAATCCGATCCTAACTGGGGTGATGCCAATCGCCGTAGCTATGCGTATCTGGAATACGATCCTGTCAGTATTGCGGGAACCGTTGCGCCTCCTCCGCAGAGAGCGCAACCGCCACAGGCATCTAGCGCGATCATGCAAGCCATTCAGCTTGCAGAAAACGACATTATGCAGTCGATGGGCATCTATCAGCCTTCGCTTGGTGGCGAGTCTAACGAAACGTCTGGCCGCGCACTGTTGCTGCGTCAGAAACAAGCCGAGTCTGGTAATTTCCATTTCCAGGATAATCTCAACCGTTCCATCCGCCAGATTGGTCGCATCTGCATGGACATGGTTCCGAAGATTTACAACAGCCAACGCGTGATGCGTATCTTGGGCGAGGATGGATCAACCAAGAACGTCAACATTGATCCAAGTCTGCCACAGGCTTCGGCGTATACCGAAAACCCTGCGATTGAGAGCATCTATAACCCGACCATTGGGGAATACGATGTGGTCTGCGATGCTGGTCCTAGCTATGCAACGAAGCGTGATGAAGCAGCCAACATGATGTTGGCTTTAACTCAGGCTAATCCGCAGCTATTCCAGATGATTGGCGATTTGATGATGAAGAACATGGATTGGCCGGGCGCTGAAGAAATCGCAAAACGCTTGCAAGCTATGTTGCCGCCTCAACTGCAGCCATCTGCCGATGGAAGCAAGGTTGATCCGCAAGTCGTACAGGCCAAGCAGATGATGGATCAGATGGCGAGCCAGATGGAACAGATGAGTCAACAGATAGCCATGCTGAATCATCAGAATCAGTTATTGGTTGGTGATAAAGAACGCGAATGGTTTGACGCTCAGACCAAGCGCATGGAAGTTGAAGGAAAGATCATGCTGACGGATACGCAGTTGCAAGCCGCAGTGCGTGAAAACTTGGCAATGATGATGGGCCAAGGACAGGCCGAATACACCGAAAACATGAACGAACTTGAATCATTGGAGGCAAATCTAGAACAGGAACAAGCACAGCAGATACAACAACCAAAACCGCAGCAGAGCGCACCGCAAGCGCCTGTTAATGCGAAACCAGGGGCAATGACGCGGCAGCCCGATGTTGCAGCGTTGACAGGCGAATCCAAGCCTGGGGAACAACAGGAGTAAGAAACAATGAGCGATGAAAACGCACAAGTTTTTGAAACGGTACAGGATGCAGTACCAGAATCCGATGCGCCAGAAGCTAGTGGCGCTGAATATGATGAGTCAGGCCAAACCGTTGAAGGCGATGAATCTGGCGAACAAAGCGAAGAATTTGGCGATGGCGAGCTAGAGGCTAAGGCAAAAGATCCTTGGTATAAGCGCAGGATCGACGAACTTACCAAGGACAAGCATGAAGCCCGCCGCCATGCGGAACGGCTTGAGAAAATGCTGGAACAAATTGCAATCCAGCAGCAGAAACCCGCAGAACCAGCAGCGCCAAGCATTCAGCCGCCAAACCCAAATGATTTTGCAGGAGGCCAGTATGACCCGCGTTACATCCAGGCGCAGCTTGAATACACGCGAGTCTCGGCAGTCGAGGAAGCAAAGCGGGCGGTTGCGGCTGAATATGAACAGCGGGCGCAGTATGAACGCCAAGCTCAGGCACAAGCGCGACTTGAAACGTCTGAAGCTGCGGCACGTACTAAGTTTGCGGATTATGACGCAGTTATTGAGGGAATTACCTCAGATCCACGTTTGGCGCAGAATCCGACCATTAGACAGGCGTTACTCGGCCTCGACAATGGACCAGAGATTGCCTACACGCTTGGAAAAAATCTGGATGTAGCCTACGAAATCGCCAACATGAATCCGATTCAAGCTGGCATGAGGCTCGCGGAACTGATTAATCGAGCGCCTCGCCGCACTGGTAACGCACCGATTCCGCCTAAGCCGATCAATGGCGCTGGCCGCCATGTGGGTTATCAGAAACCACTCTCAGAAATGACTACGGCCGAATACATTGCGGCACGTAATTCTGAAGAAATGGCCAAGCGTACTGCACACCTCAAGCGATAAACACTTAATCAGGTACTTATGAAAATCACCATCGTAGATCCGAACAATCAAGAACACGATCTGGACAGCGTTATTTTGGAATTCGCTCATTTGCACAACATCATCGGGCAGCGTTTATCCATCATTGAAGCGTTTCTTGGACTAAATCAGGCACAGCCGGTTGAGGAATCAGCCGAAACAGAATCAGAATAAGGCATTCCCCCCTCTGCCCAGATATTGCGTCTGGGCTTTTTTATTGGTATAAGTCACGCACCGGCAAATCTTAGCCAGAGTTGTCGCGGCAAATCAGATCATTCGAGGGATAGGCTCCCATCTGAGAAACTAGGCTAATACCCTTACTTTTTTCATTTTGGAGGCCACTCATGGCTAATAATCTGCTTACTATTAGCATGATTACAAATGAGGCGCTTCGTGTTCTCACGAACAGCCTTGTTTTTACTCGTGCAGTATCGCGTCAGTATGACGATAAGTTTGCTATTGAAGGCGCAAAGATCAACTGGTCTCTCTAAGCAGAAAGGTTTAGATGCAAACAGGGTGAATTGCTGGAACTCCCTTAGAGCCTAAATGCCACAACGTAGCTTGCAAAGGCAAACGTGAAGGACTGAAAAGTTTTAGGATTGGGAAATCAGCAGCCAAGCGGCTCAGGAATGAGTCGAAGGTTCAACGACTAGAACATACCAACCAGAACGGTTGATGAAGTTCCAAGAGTGCCCTGCATCCTATTAGGATGAAGATATAGTCTCATCTAGCTTGAAAGGGCTAGGACTAGGTAATTAAAAAGCTAGTCATAAGAAAATGCGGCACCACTATCAATCTGCGTAAACCCCCGCGTTATGTCGGTCGCACCGGCCCTGCGCTTCAGATTGAATCCTCTGTAGAAACGTATGTACCGCTGACTCTGGATACCCAGTTCGGCGTAGACATGGCGTTTACCACGCAGGATCTCACGATGAACATCAGCGAATTTTCTGATCGTTTCATCAAGCCTGCTGTTGCGGCTGTTGCCAACAAGATCGACTATGACGGTCTTCAGCAGTTCTACAACGTCTACAACCTTGTCGGTACTCCCGGCCAGCTTACTGACGGTGCAACCACTCAGGCTGAAGCTATTGCTTCAATCTTGGCGGCTCGTCGTCGTCTAAATGAAGAAGCCGCGCCGATGGATGAACAGCGTTCTTTCGTTGTCGATCCCGCAATCGAAGTCGGTATCGTTTCTGGTCTGACCAATCTGTTTAATCCGCAGGGAACCATCAGCGCCATTTTCAAGAAGGGCGGTCTTGGTGATTCAACCCTCGGCTTCAACTTCGCAGCCGATCAGAACACCGGCAACTTCACCACTGGTACGGCAACGGCATTTACCGTTTCCGCACAGGCGGGCGGTTCCGTTCAGAACAACGCGCAGACCGGCTTTACTCTGGCCGTTTCTAGCACTTCTGGCACTCTGACCAAGGGCACTGTCTTCACTATTCCTGGTGTATACGCAGTCAACCCGCAGAACCGTCAGTCTACTGGCTCACTGCGTAACTTCGTTATCACTGCTGATGCAGCCGGTAGTTCTACCAGCCTGTCAATCTTCCCGGTCCCGGTATTTTCTGGTCAGTTCCAGAACGTCACCAGTACCACTGGATCGATTCCGACCGGCACTGCAACCATTCTTTCTGGTAGCTCAGGTTCCGCCGCCTCTTATGGTCAGGCTCTTGCGTTCCATAAAGATGCATTTGCACTGGGTACTGCTGACCTTTTGCTTCCGCAGGGTGTTGACATGGCAGGCCGCGCATCGGCTGATGGTCTTTCTATCCGTTTGGTTCGTCAGTACGACATTAACAGCGATCAGCTGCCTTGCCGACTTGACGTACTGTACGGCTGGTCAACCATTTACCCCGAACTAGCAACCCGCGTAACTGGTTAATAGGAGGATCAAATGTCTAATCCAGGACCAAATATTGTCACCCCTAGCCTTCAGCGCGGTCAGGCAGTTCTTTCTGTTACTGCTACCGCTCAGACTGCTACCAAAGCAACCGTAACCAAGGTTGATTACACGGTACAGGGCCTTGCTGTTGGCGATTTCGTATCAGTGCAGCCGACCAAGGCTGTTGGCACTGGCGTAAGCCTTGGCAGCGCATGGGTTTCTGCCGCTAATACTCTTAGCGTCAACTACATCAACCCGACCGCTGGCGATGTAACGACCGCTGCTGACGTTTACCTTGTATACGTCGCACGTTCTTATCCTGTCCAGACTGAATTTGGTGTTACCAAGTTCAACAACGTGGGCATTGTTGCTGGTTCTAATCCGTAAGGAATTAGCTAGTAACTTGAAAACAGGGGTTTGGATGATCGGCTACAATGTCGGTTGTTCAAACCCCTTTTTCTATAGAGGTATATAATGGGACGGCCTAGAAAAATTCAGAATGAAATCGCTTTGGATTCCGATGAGGATGTTAAAGTGATAGCTGAAAAGATCGTGGAATCGTTTGCAAAGCAAGACGCGGAAAAGGATGACGCAGAGCCATTCTGGGTTATTGATCCACGTTCTAGAGTTGTCAAACGTCTTTGGACTTATGCAGATTTGAGTCTGCATTTGGCGCGAGGATGGAAACGGAATGGATGAACTAATTGCCCTTTTATTCCTTGCCAGAGAGATTGCTCATCGAGAGCATTTGAAAACGCGATCATTTGCCGCGCACATGGCGCTTGGTGAGTTCTACAACGAAATTGTTGAAAGGGCTGACTCCATTGCAGAAGCCTACCAAGGATGTGAAGGAAAATTGCTCAACATCCCATACCTCAAGAATACGTCTAAAGGTTCAATTGAAAAGATTTTGCGCGGACACACCGACTGGATCGCGACAAATCGTTATAAAATCATCAGCAAAGACGAAACCGCCATCCAAAATCTCATTGATGAGGCTGTTTCTACGTATCAAACGGTACTATACAAGCTGAAATTTCTTTCCTGATCGCTGTTAGTAGGGCAATCCAATGTCGAATTTGGGTCCACAAAAAATTAACCTGTCTTATGACGGATTGCTACAGGTTCCAGGCGGAATTACAGCATCATTGCAGACTGTTACCGATGGTAACGGCAATTCTTCTGGCCTACAGATCAGTTCTACCGGCATTGGCGGTCAGATTACGTCAGATGGCGTTGTTATCACTGGTGGCTCTATTAATGCCACGCCAATTGGCGCGTCAACGGCTTCTACGGGGCGCTTTACTAGTCTGACTGCCACAGGCACAACCACGCTCAATTCGGCGCTCTCAGGGATTCTCAAGGGCACATCAGGCGTTGTCGGATTGGCATCTGCTGGAACCGATTATGTATCGCCTTCAGTGCTTGGCGCGGCTAATGGTGTGGCTACTCTTGGCGCAGATTCCAAGCTCACCGCGTCACAAGTTCCTAACATTGCCATCACAGAATATCTTGGCACTGTAAATAGTCAGGCCGCGATGCTTGCGCTGACAGGTCAGGAAGGTGATTGGTGTATTCGTTCCGATCTTGGCACAACCTGGGTCATTACAGGATCAAATCCTGCATCAATCGGCTCATGGACACAGCTTTCTTATCCGACTGCGCCTGTAACGTCTGTTAATGGACTAACGGGCGCTGTATCGCTGTCTTACACCAATGTCGGCGCGGCCCCCGCAACGACAGGATCAAGCATCCTGTATGCAAACGGATTAGGCGGATTTTCTAACGTCACGGTCGGCTCAGGGCTGTCATTTGTTGGTGGAACGCTGACCAGTAGCGCCGCAGGAACCGTTACAACCGTATCCGTTGCAACGTCTAATGGATTTGCCGGTACTGTCGCTAATGCGTCATCAACGCCTGCTATTACTCTGACTACAACCGTTTCTGGCGTATTGAAAGGCAATGGAACCGCCATCAGTGCTGCCGTTTCTGGAACCGATTACGCTCCTGCAACCACTGGTACATCCATCCTCAAAGGTGATAACGCGGGCGGTTTTGCTGCGGCTGTTGCCAATACAGATTATCAGAGCGTTATCACGGCAACAGGATTGCTCAAGGGCGCAGGCGCAGGATCAATTAGCGCAGCGGTTGTCGGTACGGATTACGCTCCCGCAACCACTGGCACTGCGATCCTAAAAGGAAATGGAACCGGCGGATTCTCAAGCGCAATATCGGGTACGGATTACGCACCGGCCACTTCGGGAACGTCATTGCTCAAAGGCAATGGGTCAGGAGGATTTAGCAACGCAACTTCTGGGACGGATTATGCGCCAGCGACTAGCGGCACTAGCATTTTGTATGGCAATGGTTCTGGCGGTTTCAGCAATGTTACTGTTGGGTCTGGTCTGTCATTTAGTGGCGGCACTTTGGCCTCAACTGCTGGCGGCGGATCGGTAACGACTGTTTCTGTAGTCAGTGCAAACGGTTTTGCAGGCACGGTAGCTAACGCAAGCAGCACTCCTGCCATTACGCTTACAACATCCGTTACAGGGCTTCTCAAAGGCAATGGAACGGCAATTAGCGCAGCTATTAGCGGGACAGACTATGCGCCTGCCACTAGCGGTACGGCAATTCTTAAAGGCAATGGCGCTGGTGGATTTAGTTCGGCTGCTGCGGGAACTGACTATCTTGCACCCCCCACTGGAACGGCGATTCTAAAAGCTAATTCTGGTGGAGCGTTGGCTAATGCTGTTGCGGGTACAGATTACGTTTCGCCAACAGGATCGGAGACATTAACCAATAAAACACTAACAAATCCAGCAATCAACGGATTCACTGGGGACACGTCAGCTATCACTGTAGGCACGACCCAATTCGTAAAAGACACCAGCGGAAACATTGGGATTGGGACTGCGAGCCCTGCGGCTAAATTGGATGTTGTTGGTAATTCAAAAACATCTACTCTTCAGATTGGAACAAACCCGGCTGGAGTAAGCATTGGATGTTTAGGCATACCAAATCAAAAAAGAGTCTACGGTAGAAACGCTGCTAATTCGGCTGATGTAAATATCCTTTACATAGATGGCTCTAATGGAATGGTTTTTGGCCCCGGAGATGCAGCTACTCTCGACTCCTCCGGCAACCTTGGCTTGGGTGTTACGCCGAGTGGGTGGAATACAGTAACGGCATTTCAAGCAAAAAATGCAAGCATTTACGGGTATCTTACTTCTGATTCTGGCTACCAAACTAATGCTTACTACAACTCTGGTTGGAAATATATATCTAGTGATGTTGCCGTGCAATATCAACACGTTTCAGGTCAACATAGATTTAACATAGCCCCCTCCGGCACAGCAGGAAACGCAATATCATTCACTCAGGCGATGACGCTGGATGCGAGTGGGAATTTGTTGGTTGGTATAACATCAGCTTGGGAAGCAAACACACAAGGAATACAAGCGTCAGCCAATGGGACATCTTGTTTAGCGGTAAATAGAAATACATCTGACGGAATTGTTGTTAGATTTGGCCGTTCAAACACTGTTGTTGGAAGCATTCAAGTAACTACTACAGCAACAAGCTATGTTACATCCTCAGATCAACGCCTAAAGGCCAACGTAGCGCCAGCAGGATCTGCTATTGAGTCCATCCTAAATTTTCCGGTAGACCAGTTCGACTGGATTGCATCAGGCAAGCATCAGGACTTCGGTGCAGTTGCTCAAAAGGTTCAACCAATTATTCCAGAAATGGTCAGCGCACCAGTTGATGAAGATGAAATGTGGGGTATTGATTGGAGCAAGGCTGTTCCCCGTCTTATTAAAACGATCCAAGAACTTTCTGCAGAACTCAACGAACTCAAAGCAAAGGTAAACGCATGACCGTTGTTATTGAATGGAAAATTGATTCGTTGGATTGCATCCCTGATGTAGCGGGTGAAACGGATTACGTTGTTACTTCGCATTGGCGATGCAATGGAACGGACGGTATTTATAGCGGATCGGTTTACAGCACGGTCACGTTCCCCGTTGATCCCAGCAAAGCAAATTACATTCCGTATGCCGATTTGACTGAAGCCGATGTGATTGCATGGACGCAAAACGCGCTTGGTTCTGAAACGGTTGCGGCTACGGAGCAAGCAGTGACTCAACAGATTGAAAATCAAATAAATCCCCCCATCATCACGCCGCCTTTGCCTTGGAGCAAAACGGCAGGCAAAGCGCCAGAAACCGTTGATCCTAAGCCGGTTGTTTGACCTAATAGAGAAATCTTATGTCGCAATACTTTGAAGTTACATTCCTTCCCCCTCCTGGCGCTACTCTTGGAACTGCGTATTGCGAGGTTTATATCGGAGGAACCAACACGCCTGCAAGCATCTATCAGGATTTTGGCCTGACGCAGCCAATTACGCAGCCGGTTGATGTGTCATCAGGCACGTTGACTTGTTATTTTGCGACTGGTTTAGTCAATGCAACGTCTATTGTTTCTGGTTCAACGTACACCATTGAATCGCTTGGAACGACTGACTTTACGCTGATTGGGGCGGCATCTAACACGGTTGGAGTGACGTTTGTAGCCACTGGCGCAGGAACCGGCAATGGCACAGCATCTTATGAATATGATCTACGCTTGGCGGGTGGCAATCTGGCAAGGCTGCAATACATTCAAAACATTTGGACGATTCCTAGCAATATTTGGGAACTTGATGTAAATCTTTGGCAGGATTCGCCTGAGTCTTGGGGCGCAGTCAACCCTGTAGCCGCTAACGTCAAAATCACCAACAATATCGGTCAGCTTTACACCGGCAACGATATTATCCGCGCCGCCATGCGCTTGATTCAGGTTTCTGCGGTTGACGTTGATTTGACCGCGCAGGAACTCAAAGACGGGCTTGAATCATTTAATCGAATGCTTGATTCATGGTCGCTTGATGAGTTGATGCTTTATCAGGTAACCAGGGAACAATTCCCGCTTGTTACCAACCAAAACCCGTACAGCATTGGTCTTGGCGCTGACTTTAACACGGTCAGGCCGACCCGCATTGTGGGCGCATATCTTGAGCTTAACAACGGCTCAATCCCAGTTGATTACCCAATGCAAGTGCTGAATTGGGACGATTACGATGCCATCAGGCTAAAGACTCTCAGCACAAATTTTCCAAATTACCTTTACTATCAGCCTTCGTTCCCGCTTGGCGAGATTTACATTTACCCTGTCTTTGCGCCGAATGATCCCGCAACGATTGGGCCTGCGTATCTGCATATCACTAGCTGGAAGCCGCTGCCAATCATTGTTGATCCAACTGCGCCATTGGAATTTCCGCCTGGTTATTGGGAAGCCATCGTGTTCAATTTGGCAGTGCGAATTGCCGAGGAATATCAGTTTGATATTCGCGAAACCACGGTACAGCTTGCAACCAGTGCATTGAAACGTCTCAAACGCATTAATCAGCGTACTCCGACTTTGCAGACTGATGTAGCGTTTATGAATGCGCGTCAGCTTCGGTATAATATCTACAGTGACGGATACGGACGCTAACAATGCCGCAAACGCTAAAACTGCCGATCCTTGGCAACGAAGTCTCTGGACGTTCGCGGGCTGTCACGGCGCAGAAACGGCAGAATATCTACGTTGAAATTGACAGCGATGCCGACAAAGGATCGGTTGTAGCTTACGGTACGCCTGGGCTTGCGTCATTTACGACTGTTGGCGCATCACCGATTCGCGGAATGTGGTGGTATCAGCAGGAAAACGTCATCATTGCCGTTACTGGTAAGTACGTTGTCGAAGTTTTCCCTGATGGGTCAATAAATGAAATTGGTCAGCTAACGACTGACGAAGGATCAGTGAGCATTGCCGACAATGGCGCTCAAGTGATGATCGTTGATGGCGTTAAAGGTTACATTTACCAATACACTACGCCTGATTTGCCTTACAGCCGCGCCAGTACCACAGTTACGGTCACGGAAATTTTGCACACTCGCGTAACTGGTCAGGTCGTTAAGATTTCTGGCGATGCCAACGTAGCTAGCGGAAATTACACCATCACGGTTCCGAATACGGCTGCAACGGCGCTTGTAACGGGTACTCAGTACGTCATTGCATCTCTTGGTACTTCGGATTTTACGCTTGTCGGCGCACCATTAAATCAGGTCGGCATCGTATTTACCGCAACAGGAACAACCACAGGCACAGGTACGGCTAATTCAGCTAACACTTGGCAGATTACGACCGTAGCCAGTGGATCGGCAACCGGCACACTACAGGTTAGGGACAACTTTAGGGACATTAGCACGGCCTATACAGGCGTTGATTTTCCTGTTGCCAATACGGTCGTATTCATTGACTCGTATTTTGTTATCAATGTTGAGGATACCAAGCAATTTTGGTTATCAGCGCCTTATGACGGGTTTTATTGGGACCCATTGCAGTACGCTAGCAAAGAGGCTTACACCGACGATCTTAGCGCCGTAGCTGTTGATAATGGCAATCTGGTGCTGCTTGGCTTTGTATCGCAAGAATATTGGCAAAACACTGGCGGTTTTCCGTTTCCGTTCCAAAGAATTGCAGGTTCACCCACTGATGTAGGACTGTTAGCGCGTTTCAGTGTGTCACGATGCGCGGGGCAATTGTTTTACCTTGCCAAGACTCGTCGTGGCGGGATTTCCGTAGTTCGCAATCAAAACTATCAGCCGATTCCTGTCTCTACGCCAGATATGGATTTTCTGTTTCTGAATTACACCAATCCTGGCGATGCAGTAGCGTTTAGCTATCGAATCAATGGCCATGATTTTTATCAGATCAGTTTTCAGCAAGACGCTAAAACATGGCTTTATGACGCTACGACTAACCTTTGGTCTGAGCTTGTTTCTTACGGCACAACTCGCAGTTACGGCAATCGAGCTACGCAGTTAAGCAATCAATTAATGGTTGCCGATTATCGCAACGGCAATATCTATAAGCTAGACAACGATACCTACACCGACAATGGTCAGCCGATCATTCGCGAATTGATTACGCCTCATTTTTTCAAAGGCGATAGCTACAACAAACTGCATATTTACCGGCTACGCTTGGACATGGAGCAGGGCGTTGGTACGGCAGGCGGCCAAGGTCAGAATCCTCAAGTAATGCTGCAAGTCTCACGCGATGGCGGATTTACTTGGGGCAATGAAATGTGGACTTCATTTGGCGCTCAGGGTGATTTTTTGCGGCGGGCTGAATGGCGAAGGCTTGGGGTGTCACGTAATTATGTATTTAAGTTCCGCATATCAGATCCCGTAAAAGTGGTTCTGATCGGTGCTGCCGCATACGCAACGGAGGCCATGAAGTAAATGGCATTTCCTAAAGCGCCATTTCAATCCGCCATATCCGATGGAGCTAGTCGTGTATTTGGCATCTGGCAGCAATGGCTAGACCGCGTTCAATTAATTCTTAACGCTGTAACCAGCAGCGGTCCAACGGCAGGCAGGCCAACAAGCGATTTGTACGTTGGGCAGATTTATTTTGATACGGATCTAGGGCAACAAGTTATTTGGAACGGAACCGCGTGGACATTTTGCGGCTCAGGTTTTTACGGCACGTTTTTTGACAATACCGATCAATTTGCCGCAAGCACTACGGTTGCTTATCCAGTTACGTTCAACACACCTAATGGTGCAAGAGGTGTTGAGCTACAAAACAGCAGTCAAATAACATTCCCGTATGCTGGCGTTTACAACATCCAGTTCTCAATTCAGTTCATTAACACAGATAACAATTCAAACAATCCTGCCGAGGTCAATGTTTGGTTTCGCAAAAATGGGTCTGATGTTGCTGAATCAAATAGCCAGTTTACTGTCGCAAACAAGCATGGATCACATGATGGTGCGATGATTGCCGCATTGAATTTTGTCATTGAAGTCAACGCTAATGATTATGTGCAATTGATTTGGCAAACTGAAAACACAAGCATTAGCATACAGACATTGCCAGCCGGAACGACTCCTACAACCCCGGTCACTCCTAGCGTTATCCTCACAGCCGTACAGGTGTAATATGCCATTGAAGAAAGGAAGTTCTGCAAAGACCGTTTCTGCAAACATTAAGACGATGGTAAAAAAGGAAGGCGTTCCGCAAAAGCAAGCCGTAGCGATTGCGATGAGCAAGGCGGGGAAGTCTAAGAGCGGGTGTTGCAAGAAGAAATGAATCAAATTGTTAGCAATCCAAAACAACACATCACGTTTTTGCGTGATGCAATGGAGGAATGCGTTAATCGCGGATTGCTTGATGAAATAGATCCGCCAGTAGAACATTATTTGGCTGATGGCTTATATGGCAGGCGCGTTTACGTTCCTGCTGGGGTAACTATTGTTACCAAGGTGCATTTGACTCAGCACATTACTGTTGCTCTCAAAGGAACCTGTACGGTTTTTGGCGAAAATGGCGCACGAAATATTGTCACTGCGCCTGCCGTGTTTATCACCGAACCAGGCACTTGCCGAGCTATTTTTTGCCATGATGAGGTGGAATGGCTAACCGTACATCATTGCGAACTTACAGACATTCCTGCAATTGAGCATCACGTTTTTTGCGATAACTTCAAAGAATACGATGATCGCACAGACTATAAACGCGTTTTGCTTGAGTACGGACTTGATGAGCCAATGGCTCGTGCTATATCTGAAAATACAGCAGATCAAATTGCCGATGATTGTGGCTATCAAAACGTCTACCTTGATGATTCGGCCTTGCAAGGCATTGGCGTATTTGCCTTGCACGATTTAACGGCAAACGATGTAATTTGGATTGCAAGAATCAATGATCTAAGGACCAAGATCGGGCGTTACACCAATCATTCAGCAAATCCTAATTGCCGGTTTGAAATATGCGATAATTCAGTAAAGGCTATCGCATTGAAAAACATTAAAAAAGACACAGAAATTACTGTTGATTATCGCAATGCTTTCGCCATAGCGAACAAACTGAGGTTGCTAACATGAGTGCAATTGCTGCGGCTGCCATTGGCGCTGGTGCGTCACTAATCGGAACCGGCGTAAGTGCCGGTATGAGTTCGTCCGCCGCTGCAAATGCTGCAAAGCAACAGCGTGACGCAATGATTCTTCAGTATCAGCTTCAGCGACAAGGCTTGAACCGATACATAAAGGATATTCAGCCCTACCTCAATCAAGGGCTTGCTAATCTTCCTGTCTACAATGAAGCGTTAAACGCTTACACCGGCAGAATTCCCGGCTATTTCGATCAGCTAGACAATTATCAGGCTGCTGTTGATCGCTACAATCAGCAGGGCATTCCAGGCATTCAGCAAGCTATTGAGCAATATAAAACTGTTGCGCCTCAGTATCAGCAAGCTATGCAGAATTACAACGCTGCATTGGGTCGCTATGAAGGCATGGCCGCGCCGATGGGTCAGGTGGCTAGTCAGATTGGTGGTGTAGCTAACAGTTATCAGGACGCACTTAACAAATACTACGGCGCTGTAGGTCAGTATAGCGCGGCACTTCCGCGATTGACCCGCGAATACGGAATGGAGCAATACAAAGAATCTCCGTTCTATACTCCAATGGTCACAAATCTGGCTGAATTGCAGGCAACGCCAGGTTATCAATTTCAGCTGCAGCAAGGACTTCAATCTCTTGGCCAATCAGCCGCTGCGCGTGGTGGCACATTATCTGGCGCACAACAGAAAGCGGCACAAGGATTTGCACAACAGCAGGCGGCCACTGGCTTCCAAGACGCATGGCAGAGAGCGCAGACTGCATATCAAAACGCCATCAATCAAGATGCGTTGGCAAAACAGCAGATTAGCGGATCATTGCTTTCAAATGCTGGCTTGTATCAAACCGGCGCACAAATGGTTGGCAGTAAAGCTGATATTTATGGCAAACAGCTTGCCGGTTTAGGTCAGCAGGCTGGTGTCATGCAAAACGCGCTAGGCGGTTACGGGCAAGCCGTTAATCAGATCGCAGGGCTTGGTGACATTTACAACACTGGCGTTGGTCAAGCGCAGAATCTTGCAGGCGCATATCAAAATGCTGCGGGGCTTGCGGGTACAGGTGCAAACCTCTATGGGCAGGGCATGAATCTGTATAACACTGACATTGCCAACCGTTATCAAGCTGCTAACCTTGGTTACGATGCTTTGAACCGCATTAATGCCGCACGGCAAAATGCTTACAACATTATGGGCAATTCCATCACAGGATACGGCAACGCAGGCGCGGCAGGAGCTTTGGGTCAAGCAGGAATTGTCGGTTCAGCTATCGGACAGGGATTGGGTGCTTTAGGCGGTTTAGCTGGTTACGGAATTAATCAAGGATGGTTTACGCCTACGCAAACGGCTAATCCATCATCTGGCGGTTTTTCAAATGTTGATTGGAATCAGCAATTAGGCAAGGGC